TATCGGTAAATTCTTTATTCAAAGATAAACCAGAACTTAGTTTTGATGATGCAAACATTACATTTCAAAGTGGTCGTAACAAAATCAAATATCGTAAATGTGCTGACACAATGATTGTCAAAGCACCAGATAGAGATATCACATTGGGTACAGTTGATGTTTCTTTTACTTTATCTGCCTCTGATTATAACTTAGTGATGGATACTGCCAAAGTATTATCTTCACCACATATTGCCGTACAATCTGATGGCGATACAGTTGAGATTGTAACTTTTGATGCAACCAATGATTCTGCTCACGAAAATTCAATTGGTATTGATACAACAAAAACTACTGGCAAATACAAAATTGTTTTCAATACAGAAAACTTTAAAATGATTCCTGGTAGTTATGATGTACAGATTTCATTCAAAGGCGTAGCACATTTCAAAAATACCAAAGATGATATTCAATATTGGGTAGCATTTGAGGCTAAACACACTAAGATAGGATAATTATGTTAATTAATTTTACAGATGCAACAACTGGTAATTCAGTAGCTGTTAATCCACAACACGTTGTTTGTGTTTTTACAAATAAAGATGAAAAAACTGGATTAACAGTAACAGTTATTAATGTTTTAAATGGCAACATTGCTGTTACTGAAGAATATACTGAAGTTGTCGGTCAGATTCAAAGTGAATTAAGGTAATTTTTGAGTTGTATTATATTATGGGAGTATTGAATGAATCATTTATTATGGTGTGAAAAATACAGGCCACAAAAAGTGGAAGATTGCATCTTGCCGGATGCAATCAAATCCACATTTCAGGAGTATGTCAATAAAAAAGAGATTCCAAATCTACTTCTCTCTGGTTCAGCAGGTGTCGGCAAAACAACTATCGCAAAAGCATTATGTGAAGAAGTTGGTTGTGACTATCTTGTTATTAATGGTTCTGATGAATCAGGTATTGATGTCCTTCGTACTAAGATTAAACAGTATGCTAGTTCGATTAGTCTTGCTGGTGGCAGAAAAGTAATCATCATAGATGAAGCAGACTATCTAAATCCTAATTCAACGCAACCTGCAATGCGTGGTGCAATCGAGGAGTTCTCCTCAAACTGTTCGTTTATCTTTACTTGTAACTTTAAGAATCGTATTATTGACCCAATACATTCTAGGTGTTCTGTTATTGACTTCAAAATCAATGGTAACAAGGCAAAGATGGCTGCTCAATTCTTTAAACGTGTTGAGTGGATTCTTGCACAAGAAAATATTCAGTATGATAAACAAGTAGTTGCTGCCGTTATTACTAAACACTTTCCAGATAATAGGAGAATTCTTAATGAACTTCAACGATATTCCGTTTCTGGTGTCATTGATAAAGGTATTCTTTCTAATGTTACTGACGTTCAGCTTGATGCATTGGTTTCAGGACTAAAAGAAAAAGATTTTGCTTCTGTTCGTAAGTGGACTACCAATAATTTGGACAATGACCCCACAAAAATCTATCGTAAGTTATATGATACATTGTACGAACAGTTGAAACCAAACTCAGTTCCACAGTTGGTTCTTCATCTTGCTAAGTATCAATATCAGGCCGCCTTTGTTGCTGACCATGAGATTAATATGGTGGCTTGTTTGACTGAAATCATGGTGGACTGTGAGTTCAAATAATGCCAGATTTATTCAAAGAAATCATACCATCAATACTTCAAACGAAAAAGAATGTTTTACAAGATGAATTGGACATCAAAGATTATACTCCTTTTGTTGTTAATCGTGCTCTGTCTTACCATCTCGATTGTGTTCTTTATGTTAATGAGTTAAATCGATATCCAGGCCTGGATAAAGACCTTCAATATCAGTATCTTCTAAATAGTATTAGACCGATGAAACGGAAATTCCAACCGTGGCAGAAAGCATCGTCTGATAAAGATTTAGAGTGTGTTAAGGAGTATTTTGGTTATTCAAATCAAAAGGCCAAAGAGGCTCTTCGTATTCTAAATGATGAACAAATCGCTGAAATAAAAGCAAAAACAAATAAAGGCGGAGTGAACAAATCATGATTTCAATTACAGATTTGGTAGAGGTTACACTTGGGCAAAAAGATGATTTTCTTAAAGTCCGTGAAACCTTAACTAGAATTGGGGTAGCATCAAAAAAAGATAGAATATTATACCAATCTTGTCATATTTTACATAAACAAGGTAGATATTATATCGTACATTTTAAAGAATTATTTGCATTAGATGGTAAACCTACAGATATTTCTGAAAATGATTTATCTCGTAGAAATGCCATTGCTAAACTTCTACAAGATTGGGATTTAGTTAAAGTGGTAAATATTAGACAAATTGAAGAACCAGCACCAATCTTCTTATCACAGATTAAGATATTATCTCATAAAGAAAAAGACGAATGGGAATTGGTTCCGAAATATAATATTGGGTCTAAGAAAACAAGCTATTGACATTCCAGTAGTTTTCGTGTATAAATATAAGTGTAGATGCCTTCGGGGTCTACACTTTTTTATTAACTCGCTTATCAATAAGGAGAAAATTTATGACAAGCACCCTCACTCTATTCCCACAATGGGATAAAATCCACAAATCTTTTGACCCTTTCACCATCGGTTTTGATGAAGTGATTGATAAAATTCAATCTATGCACTCCGAAATGGCTAAAGGTGTTCCTGGTTATCCTCCATACAATATCAAACAAGTAAAAGAAAACAAGTATGTCATTGAAATGGCAGTTGCTGGTTTTGCTAAATCTGATATTGAAGTTACTTTGGAAGGCGACAAGTTAGTTATCAAAGGTAATTCAAAAGATAATGAAACAGATGGTTCATACATTTTCAAAGGTATTGCTGGCCGTAATTTTGAACGTACATTTACATTAGCTGATAAGATTGAAATTAAAGATGCCGAATTAGCAAATGGTATGTTAAAAGTTTGGTTGGAAAACATGGTCAAAGCACAGGATATGGTAAAGAAAATTACCATAAAAGAAAAAGATGAATAACTGGCAACCTATGACTGAAGATGATGTGGAATGGGTAAATAACCCTTCCCGTAAGTAACCACAAGGGGCTTGACAAAGCCCCTTTTTTATGATATAATGGTGTTTTATGATGATAAAGGTGAATATATGAATTTGATGATGGAACGCATTATGGTGAGAAACCGTTTTGATATTCATAATGATAAACATATGGCTATTGCTAAAGAGTTTTTTACCACCTACAGATGGGGTCCAACAGGTTGCCCATTTATCCAAGAAGTTCCATGGGAAAATATTCCAGATATGCTTAAGGACAAGATAACTAAATATCACCTCGATATAGGGGAGTAATTATGAGTTATTGGGGTTACCATTTAATGCTGGACGTAAAAGGCTGTGAAATTCAACGAGCAACCGATCCAGAATACATTAAACATTTTACCAAAGACTTAGTTAGATTAATTGAAATGGTACCTTATGGTGAACCTCAATTAGTACATTTTGCTGACAATACAGAAAAAGCAGGATGGACAGTTATTCAACTCATTGAAACATCCAATATTATGGGTCATTTTTTAGATATTAATGGTGACCTGTATATGGATATCTTTAGTTGTAAAGATTTTGAAGAAGCAAGAGTGGTAAAAGCACTTGAAGAACATTTTAAGCCAGAAAAAATTAAAACTAGGTTCTTCAGAAGGCAAGCTTAAATAAATAGGGTTGTGCGAGCAGTAACACGAATATGCCAATTATTGGGTCAATTTACTAAGGAGACCTAAATGAGATTAAGTATAGTTGGTTGTCCCGATAAAGAGCGATTCCGCCCTTACGTTAAGCGTGCCATCATGTTTTACGCACATGAATTATTAAGTACCAAAATGATGGAAAATATTGACCTCAAGGTCAAATTTGATAAAAGTATTAAAGATTGTTATGGTTATGCTTCAGTAGAAGCGAGAACTGATAGTGGTAAAGCAAGAGATTTTCTAATAGAAATCAATCCTGTAATCGGTGGTCGTGCAATATTAAAAGCATTAGCACATGAGATGGTTCACATTAAGCAATATGCCTATGATGAAACCAACGACAACCTGACCAGATGGAAAGGTATGCCGATGAATTGTGATTTTGCAGATTACTGGCGTCAACCATGGGAAATAGAAGCCTACGGTATTGAAGCTGGTTTGTTTAGAAAGTTTGTGGTAAAAGAAAAGTTATGGGAAGTATTTGAGGGTATAGACAATCCAGATTCACCAATAGAAGAAGTTCCTATTGGTTGGAAACATTACGGGTAAACACTCCCACAACTGTAGTAAAAAAACAACAGCCTTAAAATAACACTTGACTTATCCTGTGGTTCGTGTATAATGGTACTATTAATTGAGAGGAAACTATATGAAATCTAATAATAAAGAGTGTGTTCAATATATTAATGGTCGTTTACATTTCATCCAAGAATTAATTGAGGATGAAGCAAAGTTTGATAGAGTAACAAAAGAAGCAGTTGATAAACAGTTTAAGATTATTAAAGATTATCTAAAGATTATTTTTAATACAAATTAGTAGTAATGCTCGATTCATCTAGCGGTTAGGATATCGCCCTTTCACGGCGGTCACACCAGTTCGAATCTGGTATCGAGCGCCATATTGAAGCAAATTGCGTTACAGGACAAGATTCCTGTCTGATTTAAAGGGTCAACCAGTTTGCTTCAATATGGTTTGTTAGATTAGTTGGTTAAATCGCCTCCCTGTCACGGAGGAGACCATGGGTTCGAGTCCCATACAGACCGCCAGTTTTGGAGAATGAGAAGCATTGGTGACTTCAGCAGACTGTAAATCTGTCGCCTCAGGCATACTTGGTTCGATTCCAAGATTCTCCACCAAAGTAATGGTGCCGTTAGTGTAACGGTTAGCACCCGAGATTGTGGATCTCGTAGTATGGGTTCGAATCCCATACAGCACCCCATAGTACGGTGGCAGAGTGGTCCAATGCAGCGGCCTGCAAAGCCGTAAAACCGTCGGTTCAAATCCGACCCGTACTTCCAATTTGATATATAGAAGAAAGGAGGGCATATGCCTAGTGTATTTTTAGTAAGCGACACACATTTCGGCCATAATGGTGTATGTCACTTCATGCAAAATGATGGTGTAACAAAGCTTCGTCCGTGGGATAATGCTGAAGATATGGATGAAGAAATGGTCAAGCGTTGGAACGATAGAGTAAGACCTAATGATAAAGTATATCATCTTGGTGATGTTGTAATGAAGCGTAAGAATCTTGAAATTATGTCAAGGCTCAACGGTGATAAAGTATTGATTCGTGGTAACCATGATATCTTTAAGGATGAAGATTACAGAAAATATTTCCGTGAGCTTCGTGCTTATCATGTAATGAACGGTATGATTCTTTCTCATATACCAATTCATTCAGATAGCCTTGGTCGATTTGGTACAAATATTCACGGTCATACTCATTCTAATCGAGTTATGCTTGACAATCAGATAGATGTAAGATATCATTGTGTATGTGTAGAACAAACAGATTTTACACCGATTCTTTTTGAAGATGTTATTAAAAAGATTGAAGCAGAAGGTGGTATGATTGGTTTCAAAAATGGTAATGGTTCAGTAACGTGATTGACAAGTCATCTATATAATGTTATACTGGACTTACTGTTGGGAAACAGCAAAAACTTCCGACTCTCTTGGAGTCCCTGTAACCGGTAAGCAGGACAGATTATATGCGGTGGGTTGGAGAACAGATTGAGATTCCCTCTTAATTATCTTTGTGCAACTCAAAGACACCGCTCCAGTTTTGCGGGTATAATTCAGGGGTAGAATATTTCGTTGCCAACGAAAATGTCGTTAGTTCAAATCTAACTATCCGCTCCAAATAATAGTTGGTCAAGTAACAATGGCACATGAATAAAAAAAATATCTATGTGGAGTAGTTCAGAGGTAGAACGCTGGCCTCATAAGCCAGAGGCCGGTGGTTCGATTCCATCCTCCGCAACCAATCAAAGGAAAAAAATGAGTATAATCAAGCCCATTAAATCAAATACAAAAAGAATACCTAATATTCAAGGTAGAAAATCTAAAGATGCAACTCCTGCAAAATCTACAATAAAAGCTCCTGTGTCACAAAAATTTAATTCTGTAAAACGTTCAGGACGTGGAAGATAACATATATATATTGTTTCAATGCACAATACAATTATTAAATTATGTCAAAATTATTATTCATTCTTAAACGTAGAGAAGATTACAATGCTGTTATACACAACAATATAGGCTTAAGCACAGGCCTATATAATTCAGCCAAATTCATGAATGATATGATGGTTAAAAGTGGTTTTGAATCTAATCTTGAAGTTGCTATTGATAATAATTGTATTGATAGATTAATCAATAAGCATAAACCTACACACGTTATTATTGAAGCATTGTGGGTAGTTCCTTCTAAATTTTCCGTATTACAAAAATTACATCCAAATGTAAAATGGATTATTCGTTTACATTCTGAAATGCCTTTTATGGCAGGAGAAGGAATGGCAATGGATTGGTTAGTAGAATATTCTAAATTCAAGAATATTGTAATAGCTTGTAACGCACCTAGAATGTTACGAGAAATCAAACTTATCTGTGGAGATAAAAAGGTAATTTATTTGCCAAATTATTACCCACAAAAAATGGTACATAAATCTTTTAATAGAAATAAAGATACCATTGATGTAGCTTGTTTTGGTGCAATTAGACCGTTAAAGAATCATTTAGTTCAGGCATTTGCTGCAATTGAATTTGCCGAAAAAATTAACAAAAAGTTAAGATTTCATATTAATGCAGGTCGTATTGAGATGAAAGGTGATGCTGTTAAAAATAACATCAGAGGATTATTTGAACAGATAAGTGAAAAAACTGGCCATCAATTAATTAATCATACGTGGACACCAAGAGAAGAATTCTTAAAAACTTGTTCACAAATGGATATTGGATTACAATGTAGTTTTTCTGAAACTTTTAATATTGTTGGAGCAGACTTAATTAGTCAAGGCGTACCATTAGTTGGTAGTAAAGAGATACCTTGGAGTTCTAGTTTTTTCAATGCTGATCCAACAAATAGTAAAGAAATATGTAATAAGTTATTGAGAACATATAAATATCCACAGATTAATGTTAAATTAAATCAATATCAACTTAATTATTATACAAACAATACAAAGAAAATTTGGAATAAATATTTCCTTTAGGAGAAAAAATGTCAAGGCATATGGTAAAACGTCACAAATGGGTGAATGGAATTTTAGAATCTTTTAATCATGTTTTTGATTCTTTTGAAGATGCTAACGTTTTTGCAAGTTCAGCAGAAGGTGATACAATCAAAATTTATGATGAAAATGGTCAATTAGTTCAAGAAGTAAATCAAACCGTAAAACAAGAAAGTTACGCTTAACTTTCCATTATTTCACGTTTAGTTTTTTGATGTACCGGTTCTTCGGTGATTGTTCTTGTAATTTTAAACTTGATTGGTTTTCTCTTTTTTTCTAATTGTTTTATCTCATATGTCAGATACGCTACATATGACCATATTCCAAGTTCTATCAAAAAGACAATAAACCAAATTAGTGGCCAATTCATTTTATCCTAATAGAATTGGAAATAAATGAAATGCTTTGCCAATAATAATAGTAACAATGAACGCTGCAACCCAACACAATAACTGAACACGCTTAACCTCATCAGCTTTATGTCCGTGGTATTTTTTATAGTCTTTTCTTTCTTTTTCTACAACCGATTTGAGTTCTAGTACTTTAGCCCATTCTTTTTCGCCATGTTTAGCAATGAATTCTCTTTTGGCTTTAGATTCTTCTTTTATTACATGAGCGAGTCTATTGTATTCTTCGAGAGCTGCAAAGATTAATATATCTTTAGCGTATTCTTCATTACGCTTCTTTTGGACATATTCTTGAGCTTTTTGATTGGCAACTTCAGCACCATCTTTTTGGATACCTTCGATGGTTTTGGTTATTTCTTTGGTAGATTCACGGATAGAGTTAATACTGCCGGTGGCAGATTTGATACCTTGTGAGATTCCATATGGATCGGACATGATTTTACCTTTAAATATACCATTTTGTTATTGATTTATACGACAAAATATAGTATACTGTTTAATCACATCACTATTATATTTATAAGGAATATTAATGAACATTAAAATTTTAAAATTAATCACTGGAGAAGAAGTTCTTGGTGAGGTTGAATCTGAGTCGGAAACAGAATTTGTATTGTGTAATCCTGTTGGAATTGCAATTGTTCGTGGTAAAGATGGTCCAAATGTTGGATTTGCACCTTTTCCTTTGCATGCCGAACAAAAAAAGGATCAAACCGTTGCCTTTTCTAAGAAGAATGTAGTATACTCCTATGTTCCAGCAGAAGATTTTATTAATAATTATAATCAAGTATTTGGTTCTGGTATTGTTCTTCCACCAACAAAAACACTAATTACAGGCTAAATTGTATACAAACGTCCAAAGTTTCAGTAATTATATCCTCTATCGAGGTGTAAAAAATGGTAAAAGAGTGAAGGAGAGAATTGAGTATTCTCCTTCACTTTTTCTGCCTTCCAAAAAAGTAACTAATTTTACCAATCTCGAAGGTGAATATCTCGACCAGAAAATCTGTAAAGATATTAAAACTGCCAGAGAATATATCAAACAATTTGATGGTGTTTCAAATTCACCTAAGATTTATGGCCAAACTCGATATGAATATGCCTTTATTGCCGATGAACATAAAGGTATGGTTGATTATGATTTTGAAAAAGTATTGATTGGCATAGTCGATATTGAAGTCGGTTCAGAGAATGGTTTTCCTGACCCTTATGAAGCAAATGAACCAATTACAGCTATTGCTATTACTTATTTAAATGACAAGACTTATGTGTTTGGTTGTGGCATTTATGAAACACAAGGTGATGAAATCTATGTTAAATGTAGAGATGAATATACTTTGTGTAGAAAATTCATGGAACTCTGGACTAAAAAATGTCCAGATATTATTACTGGTTGGAATACAAAGTTCTTTGATATACCGTATCTGATTAATCGTTTTCGTAAAATTCTTGGTGAACCTGATGCCAAGAAATTATCACCATGGAATTTTATTGGTGAACGTAAAACAAAAATTAATGGCAGAGATTTAATTGCGTATGAATTATTGGGTGTGGCCTCACTTGACTATATAGAGTTATACAAATGGTATGCTCCTGGCGGTAAATCACAAGAGTCTTATAAACTTGGTGATATATGTCAAGTAGAATTAGGTGAAGGTAAATTATCTTATGATGAATATGACAACCTACATTCTTTATATCGATTAAATTTTCAAAAGTTTATTGAGTATAACATCAAAGACGTAAAACTTATTTTGAAGCTAGAAGATAAGTTAAAGTTGTTAGAGCTGGCAGTAACTTTGGCATACGACACAAAATCAAACTTTGAAGATGTATTTGCACAGACCCGTATGTGGGACGCAATGACCTATTCCTATTTACTAGAAAAGAATATCATTGTACCACCAAGAGTTGTCAAAGAAAAATCTGAAGCATTTGAAGGTGCTTATGTTAAAGAAGTTCAAGTTGGTTTACATGAATGGGTCGCATCATTTGACTTGAACAGTCTGTATCCACACTTGATGATGCAATATAACATTTCACCAGAAACACTCATTGAGCCAGAAAATTATTCTGATGAGATGCGTAAGATTTTATCTGAGAGTGTATCTGTTGATGGCATGTTAATGAAACAGGTGAATACTTCCGGGCTGCATACTGCTACATTAACACCAAACGGACAATTCTTTCGCACAGATATCAAAGGTTTCTTACCAACAATGATGGAAGAAATGTATACTGATAGAAGTAAGTTTAAGAAGATGATGTTGGCAGCAAAACAAGAATATGAAAACGAAACTGATGAAAGTAAGAAATATGAAATTGAAAAACGAATTGCTAAGTACAATAATATCCAGTTGGCAAAGAAAGTTTCCCTCAACTCGGCATATGGTGCTTTGGGTTCTCAGTACTTTCGTTTCTATGATTTGCGGATGGCTCTTGGCGTTACTACTGCGGGTCAGTTGTCAATTCGTTGGATAGAAGCAAAATTAAACCAATACATGAATAAGGTATTAGAAACAAAAGATGTTGACTACGTTATTGCGAGTGATACTGATTCGATTTATCTTCGTCTTGGAGAATTGGTTAATCGTGTCTACAACAAGGGAATACCTAATACAAACGATGTTATCAAATTTATGGATAAAGTTTGTAATGATAAGTTGCAACCGTATATTGATAAGTGTTATCAAGAACTCGCTGATTATGTTAAGGCACCTACGCAAAAAATGCAGATGAAACGTGAAGGCTTGTCTGATAAAGGAATATGGACAGCAAAGAAACGATACATTCTTAATGTATATAACAATGAAGGTGTACAATACAAAGAACCAGAAATGAAAGTAATGGGTCTTGAGATGGTAAAATCATCTACACCATATGTTATTCGTGAAAAAATGAAGCAAGCAATTCGCATTATGATATCTGGTACAGAAAATGATATGCATAACTTTATTGCTAATTTTAAAGATGAATTTAAGAATTTACCACCAGAAGAAATATCTTCACCAAGAGGTTGTAACGGCTTAGCTAAATATACAGATGCTACATCATTATATAAATTGGGTACTCCGATTCATGTAAAGGGTGCCATACTGTATAATCATTATTTGAAACAAATGGATTTAACTAAAAAATATCCATTGATTCAAGAAGGTGAGAAGTTGAAGTACAGTTATTTGAAAATGCCAAATCCGTTTAAAGATACCGTGATTTCATTTCCGGCAAGATTGCCCAAAGAATTTGACATACACAAATATATTGATTATGATATGCAATTTGACAAATGTTTTGTAGAACCTATTAAAGTTATCCTTGATTGTATTCAATGGAAAACTGAGAAGGTAAGTTCACTTGAAGATTTTTTTAATTAAAGGAATAATATGAGTATATTAGACAAAATCAAAAAGAATAGTAGTATTAAAGAATCTGCTATTTTATCCAAATCAAAGTTCTTTACAAGTAAAGACATGATTTCAACACCAGTACCAATTATCAATGTGGCCTTATCAGGTCAACTAGATGGTGGTTTAACACCAGGTCTTACAATGTGGGCAGGTCCATCAAAACACTTTAAGACTGCTTTTTCACTTTTGATGGCAAAATCTTATTTGGACAAATATGAAGATGCGGCTCTTTTATTTTACGATTCTGAGTTTGGTACACCTCAGTCATATTTCGATTCTTTTGGAATTGATACTGATAGGGTGCTTCATACTCCTCTTACTGACATTGAACAGTTGAAAGCTGATGTAATGCAGCAAATTACAAATGTTGAACGTGGTGACCATTTGATTATTGTAATTGATTCAATTGGTAATTTAGCATCAAAGAAAGAAGTTGATGATGCACTTGAAGGTAAGTCTGTTGCTGATATGACAAGAGCTAAAGCAGTTAAATCATTGTTTAGAATGGTCACACCACACTTATCTCTTAAAGATATTCCAATGATTGTTGTTAATCATACTTACAAAGAAATTGGAATGTTTCCTAAAGATATCGTTGGTGGTGGTACAGGTTCTTATTATTCTGCTGATAATATTTTCATTATTGGTCGTCAGCAAGAAAAAGAAGGCACAGAAGTTGTAGGTTATAATTTTATTATTAATGTGGAAAAATCAAGATATGTTAAAGAAAAATCAAAAATTCCTGTTTCTGTTAAGCACGATGGTGGTATCTCTCGCTGGTCTGGTTTACTTGACCTCGCTATTGAATCAGGACACGTTGTCAAGCCAACAAACGGATGGTATTCTAAGGTCGACCAAAATACTGGTGAAATAGAAGAAAAGAAATACCGTATCAAAGAAACTGATACAAAAGATTTTTGGTTGCCAATTATTACAAGCGAAAGCTTCCGTGATTTTGTTCGTGGTAAATATCAAATTGCTACGGGAGATATTTTACATGAAGAAGTAGAGGAGATGGTAGATGATTGAAGGTATTGATTATTGTTTTATTTACCCTAAGAATGATAAAGAAACGGTTAATATCAAACTCTTAGAAGGTGAATATAAAGATACTATTTTTAAATATGGTAAGGTTAAATTTGAGGAAAAGAATGATGAAATGCATTTACTTTTCGCCTATGATGTGTTAGAATCTACCATAGACAAGCCTAGAAAGCTTGAAAAGAATGAAGATTTTAAAAACTACATTGGCAACTTATTGGTCGAACTTATGTCGGCAAACATTGAAACGGAAATAGTAGATGAAACTGGAACAAGCGATACTGAAACACCTGATTTATAATGAGGACTATTTAAGAAAAGTATTACCATTCATAAAAGAAGATTATTTCTCTGACAGGACAGAGAGGACACTATTCAATGAAATTACACAATTCACGCAAACTTATAATAATGCGCCGGAGATTACAGCACTTAGTATTACCGTCAAGGAAAAGAATCATCTCACAGATGAAGAAGTTCAGAAGTGTGAGGACTATCTCGAAGAAATGCGAAAAGATAGCGACTCAAAAGCCGAGATTCAATGGATTGTTGACAAAACCGAGAAGTGGTGTCAAGAGAAAGCCATTTACAACGCAGTATTGGGGTCTATTTCTATTCTCGATGGCAAAGACAAAACAAAAGACAAGGGTTCGATTCC